AGTCCTTTGTGCTGAAAATCTCCTTAACATAGCGATTAATGGGGCGGGTATATATAAAAAATATTTTTATTTTATTTTCTTTTACCAATTACTTAATAGCAAGCCATACGAACACTGGATTAATAGCTAACAATAATATCAGCAATGCTATACGTGGACTGATGAACAACATAATAATATAATCATTTGTTTCTCCCTTATCTTATAGCAGTAGTAGGAATCGAACCCACGTTTACCATTAGACTATACACCACTATCACTTGGACTGGACCTGCACCAGTATTCCTTAGCTCAAGGCGCTACCTCTTACTATTATCTATATCAAGTGTTATTATATACCAGCTACGTTAAAGGTTCACTGACATATAATAAATAAAGGAGAATGAGATACAATGGACTCGAACCATTTGAAGTAGCCAAGGCTATTAACACAGCTTACTTATATCTCTAATTGCAAAGGGCTGTTAGTTGGCGACACTCATTTAACTAAGGCATTCCCGTCACCTTGCACCCTATTGCTTAGGCTGTTAACTCTATAACATTTAAGCACCGTCAATCAGCACACCTATTATTATTTACAATGGACGTGACCTCTAGTACTATTAAGTCCTTGTTTGTTGCAAAGACCAAACATGATTTAAGCTCCTTATATCGTCAAGGGTAACGGATAGTTTTTTTATTTCGGTATACACTAACAACCTACTCTTTCAATTCAATACGTTTAATATTCCAGCTACTACCAATAAGATAGATGTAAATACACTTAACATAATAGCTAGATAGTCATGGCGATAGTACCACTCCTTAAAGTTGGTAACCGAACCTACACCATATAAAATGCCAAGGATAATCAAGGCAATATTAATTACAATCATTTGTTCTCCTGACTTTCTACATAGAGTAAGATACAGAACGCGTCCGCCATATCATCATTGATTTTATCTTTAGGAACTATATTATGGCTTTCTAAAATTTCAATGCTTTGTTCTTTTCTTAATTTGCTTTTACCTTTAATAAGATGATACCCACACCATTTACTGTTTGGAATATCAACATAACCAATATTATGACGGTTACGCATAACTCCTAAGAATGAACCGTTAGCTCTAATCAATGAGATGTTTCCCTTAGACTTGAACGTGATAATAGGTTCTTCGATATAAATAAAGTAGTCAAACAAGTTATAATGCTCAATAATTTCTGTTATACCGTCAGCAATTATCTTTGCACGTTCCAAAGGGTCTTTGCTTTTACCACCTGCAATTGAACCTACTACATACTCATTTGTCAAAGGGTTGCGAAACGCATAACCAGTATTAGAAGTGCTAAAGTCAATAGCTAAGGCTTTGCTCATAAATCAGAACTCAATTCAACATAAAGTTCTTTAGTAATTTCTCCAATATCAAATAAGTGCTTAACATAGTGTTCGTACTCAATCGGAGTTAATACTTCTTTTTGTGCTAAAATATGTTCTTTATTCATTTCTTTATTCTCCCTTAAAAATTAAAGCTGTATCAAGATTAATCAAACCACATTCCACAGCGTTAAGTAAGAACTCGTTAAAGTCAACCATTGACATTGTTTCTTGCTTAAATAGTAGCTGTTCTTCTGTCATTTGCTTTCCTCTCTTAACTTCTGTATTTATTATAGCATATCCACTTTTTGGAGTAGTGTTATCCTCTGTTATGTAAGATATGATTGACTTTGTAGGCATTTTATGTTATACTATTTATAGGAGGTAACTATGGCTAGAGATAAATATTCAATGTACTTACGACAGCAAGAATACAAGAAACGTATTAAACTTAAAGTAGCTAATACAAGAGCTAGAATGAACAGAGAATACATGAATCAGCCAGAAGTAGATAAGGAAACATTAGAACTATGGAATAGTCAACAACCCATACATTTTAATTTAGGAGAAAATAAATGAGATATAAAAAAATAGATACTGTTATAGTATTAGAAAATGGAAAAGTTTATAGAGAGTTAAAAGATAGATGTAGACTGATAAAAGGAACTTTAAGAAATAATGGATATTTACAATTAACGATTAAAAATAAAACTATAAAGGTACATAGATTAGTAATAGAGGCTTTTAAAGGTAAAAGTGATTTAACTGTCGACCACATAGACGGAAATAAACTAAATAATTCATTAGATAATTTACAATATTTAACTAGAGAAGAAAATTTAATAAAGTCTATAGCTATCCCAATTTATTATGACAATGTGGAATACAGAAGTACTAATGAGTTATCAAGAAAATTAAATGTTTCAAAAAATACTATTAAGTATAATTTAAATAAATACGGTTCTTATAAGGGTAAAAAATTAAATTACTAAAATATATAGCGCAATAGCGCTTTTTGTTTCACGCTTGACCGCAATTTGACTAGAAGTGGCAGAATGTAAGTGCATTGAGTGTCCTGTTTGTAAAGTATGGTATCAGTAAGCGCAAGAAGCTTATTGTTTGTAAGATTTCTAAAGGAATTCCGGAGTGTTTGATAATCTTTTTATCTTGTACTGGAATTGTGAAAGGTTTAAGAAAACAAGAATAAAGACCATTGTATAGCGATTTGTAATTTGTAACATACTTTTATTATTTAGGAGAACTAGAGGGCTTAGAATAATTTACATAACATAGGATAACTCAAAGTGTAAAATGCAATATGTTAAAATATAAGTATCTAATAGTTGACAAGATGAAAAAGTTTTGATATTATTAAATAAGTTAATTGAATAGTTAGTTGCTAAATGACTTGTAACTAATGTAAGTAGAGAATTCAACATTGAATAAAGTTGAAAATATCGAAAGTCATTCATAATCTTACGCTTGAGGGTCAGGATAGTTGCTTAAAACCTAGACTCAATTGAAATATGTGATTACTTTACAAATAGCCTAGAGCGTAGCATGAAATAAAAGATTATGAGTTCCATGAGTGTCGTGAACAGAAACACTCCGTGACGCGTAGAAGTCTGACAGAGTTATTTATAGAAAAGTTTTGAAATTAAGTAGTCTTTTCTTTTAACTTGCTGGGATTATACGACACGATAAGGGCTAAGGGCTATGTAAAAAAGTAGCACATAATAGAATTTAATATTTGACAAATGAAAGATTATTAAAATTATCAGTAGTATTTAAGGCTTGACTTTTCAAGTCTTTTTTGTTATTATATACTAAAGGAGAAATAAATGAAAATTTACTATGTGGCACTAACAACTAATAAAGACATGGTGGCTAAAAATTATAGCGGAAAACGATTATCTCTTTATACAAAAAAACACGAAGCTATTAAGACTTGTGTTTTATTAAATTATCAATGGGAGCTATTTTTCGGAAATGGAGTAAAAGAAGAAAAACCATTCAAAGTTTATTGCGTAGAATCAGAGCCAATGGAGGTAACTAGTGACTAGCCTATTTGATAAAGTAAGCACAGCTAAAGAACTTAAAGAATCAGAAGACTTTTCAGGCGGTTTACTTTGGAATGTACAAGATATATTGCCTAAAGGTTCACTCGGTCTTATAACAGGTAGCGAGAAGAGTATGAAGTCATCACTAGCTCAAGATTTAGCGCAGGCAATGGCACTAGGGGAACCGTTCGCTGGCAGAGAAACAACTAAAACTAACGTGTTATTTATTCAGAATGAAAATAGCAGACTGACAGAACATCAACGCTTAACAGGATCAAAACGTGATAGTCCTGATAACTTGTATTTCTTACATGGTGGAGCTTTCAAACTTGATACATGGAAATATGACGGCCAAGGGAAAAAGCACAATGTAGGGCTTAGAGAGCTATATAACTTCATACTAGAAAAAGACATCGGACTTGTTATTCTAGACCCTCTCAAAGACTTGTTAGAGGACAATGAGATAATCAATGCAAACCAACCAATGGCAGAAGTCCTAAGAGGAATTACTAGCCTTAGAAATACTTTAGATATGAAGCACGACAAGTATGTGACCTTTATGATTGTGGCACATGCTAGAAAACAAGCTGGCGAACAGTCTTTAACAGAACGTGATTTTCGTATCATTCCAAGCCATATATTAGGAGCTACAACTATTCCTGCATGGTACGAGATAGCTTTTACTATGTCGCCAAAGATTAATAGCAAAACTAAAAATGGTTATTCTGTTATGAAAGTATTTGCTCGAAACTTTGCTTTCAATAATGAAATTCTTTGGGGATATGTTGGTTCAGCTTTTACATCAATCGAACAAGATAAAAAAGAACCTGATAGCGAACTAGTTGAAAAAGTAAAGGCTGAAACTCCAATCGAAACGACGAAAGAATCGGCACAGGCTTTCTTAGACTTAGCTAAAGAGCAAGGAAAGGTAACAGAAAATGATTAATTATGAAAACAAGGCAATTAACTTACACGCTGAAGTGTATGGCTGGCTATATCGTGCATTAGATGAAATGATAAAAGCAGAATGGCATAATGACGAGCTTTTCAAAGTATGGCTTGGTCGTGCTGAATTTCTAGTCAGACAGTCAAAGAAATTACATACAGCTTGCGAAAATGATTATTCTAAGCGTGCATTGATTAGGGCATTGCAATTAAAAGTAGAAATAAATGAAAAAATATCATCTAATGCTTTACAATAGTAAATAATTTTGCTATAATAGTATATATAGAAATAAAGGAGAACAAATGGTTAAATTAACGAAAGAACAAGCTGATTTTCTTAAAAGTTTTAATGATAAAAGCCGAGCATTTTATTATATTTCTAGTTGGGGTTGGGGAAATTTTCTTAAAAAATGGAATAGGAGAAGTTTACGAACGTGGAGTTAAGACACCTTTTACTATTGATGAAAAAGAAAAAATGTTAAATGCCATTATTAATGGTTATGAAGTAATTGAATCTAAGTATAAGTTTTATAACTTTTCTGATAGTAGCGGAGGTACTCCATTATATTATGCAGGTAAAGAAAATGAACTAAAGGGAAATAAAAAATTTGCACTTGAAGTTAAAAAAGATAGTGAAGAATATAAAGCCTTGCTAACTTTAGGTTTCATTAGAGAGTAGTATGATAACATCTTTTGAATCACTAGCTGAAAGGCGATTAATTACTCTCAATTATCACAAAAAAGATAGTCAGCAGTATATCAACAGCTTAAATTACTTTGAATATGCTAGAATGTACTTTGATAAAAACGGTTTTCCTGATGATAATAGACGAGTTTATCAAAGTGGCAATCGAAAAGGCCAAAAGGTTGGCTGGTCTGATAAAGAGGAAAAACAGCAGAAAGACGATATTAGAGAGTTCATTTATGAAAAGCAACTACAAAAATTTAAAAGCAGAAGAAAAAGCTAGTAAACATTATGCTAGAGGAGTTAGAAAGCTGTCTAAAGAGCTTGAAGAGATGAACGAAGTAAAGTATAGGGCAGAGCCTAACGAGTGCCTGTATGGCTTAATAAATGACTTGTGGAACTACTGTGACGAAGGTTGGATCCTACCAATGCTCAAATATAATATAGAAATTACAAGACAAGGGAACGTATTTATCGTAGAAAGAGGATAAAATGATCGAAGTTGAAACTTTTGTTAAAATTGAGGGTTTTGAAAATTACGAAGTATCTAATCTAGGCAAAGTTAGAAATATAAAAAGTGGTAGAATACTTAAACCTTCTCTTATTCAAAGTGGATATTTAGTGCATGGCTTATACGGAAATAATAAAAAGAAATATCTGTTTTTGCATAAAATTATAGCAACTGCTTTTATAGATAACCCTGACGAAAAGCCTTGTGTAAATCACATTGACGAAAATAAGTTAAATAACGATTTAAGTAACCTTGAATGGTGCACTGTGAGAGAAAATAACATACACGGCACGAGAATAAAAAGGATTGCTGAAAAGAACTTTAAAAAAGTTATTCAATTAGACTTAAACGATAATATATTAAATGAATTTGAATCAATGACACAAGCAGAACAAGAAACAGGAGTTTTAGTATGTAATATAAGCCGTTGTTGTAACGGAAAAACAAAAAGCGCAGGAGGATTTAAGTGGAGGAAAAAATGAGCGTATTTGAAAAATTAAGCGTTATTAATGTTAATGATAAAAAGAGTAAAAAGAATAATCTTGACTATTTGAGTTGGGCATTTGCATGGGCAGAAGTTAAAAAAGTTTATCCTGAAGCTAATAGTAAAGTTTATGAAAATGAACAAGGGTTAAACTATCACACAGACGGTCGCACAGCATGGGTTAAAGTTGGAATGACTATTGAGGGCCTAGAACATATTGAGTATCTACCTTGTATGGACTATCGTAACCAATCTATCCCACTTGAAAAACTGACTTCTATGGACGTAAATAAAGCCATTCAGCGTGGACTGGTTAAGGCAATCGCTCGTCATGGATTAGGATTATACATCTACGCAAATGAAGATTTGCCTGACTTGACAGAAGAACAGAAAGAACTTGAAGCAGAAAAGCAACGACTTAGAGAGATTCAGCCAGCACTAAATAGAGCTGAAGAACTTGGATATCCTAATATGGAACTACTTAAAACAAAGACAAAAAAAGAAATCTTTGATATTATGACAATTTGGAAAGCAACAGAGGGAAAATAAAAAATGGCAATTATCACAGTTACAGCACAAGTAAACGAAAAGAATACACGAACAGTAAACACAGCAAAAGGCGATAAGAAAATTATTTCAGTTCCTTTGTTTGAAAAAGAAAAAGGTTCGAATGTAAAAGTCGCGTACGGTTCAGCTTTCTTGCCTGACTTCATTCAATTAGGGGACACAGTAATGGTCAGCGGTCGTGTACAAGCTAAAGAATCAGGCGAATACGTAAACTATAACTTTGTTTTCCCTGCTGTTGAAAAAGTGTTTATTCCTAATGATAATAATAGTCAATCACAAGCTAAACAGGACTTATTTGGTAAATCTGAACCGATTGAAATTAATACGGAAGATTTGCCATTTTGATAGAAAGTAGGTTCTATGTACACAGCAGAGGAAAAAGAGCAAATTATCGACATCGTGGATAAGATGAGCTTACTTAAACAAGACTTTGACGGAGCTTTCACTTGGATCAAGGAAAACGTGGAAATGCCATTTGACTTTGACGGAGAAGAGAAATTCATATCAGACTTGAAGCAGTTAGTTAAAATTAACGCTTTGAAGTTTGGTAAAATATATGAGGGAGTATTAAATTAACAACATTACGAGAACTGCACAAAAAGCTTAAAATCAAACAAACGCTTGATAACTACGTACGAAACACAAATAAAAAATACAAATATAATCTTGTCCCTGATGAAATTCTTGGCGAGGGAATGGCTAAACTGATCGAGCTTAACACGCAAGGCAAACTTGGACGACATGCACAGCAAATTACCTATATCAACCATAACTTGAGCTTACAGCGACAAAAGGAACAACTGGAACAAGCTAACGAACGACTTGCTAAACGTGCTGAGAAAGCCCAAAAATTGCTTGACACTGAACTTTTGAAAGATAGCTACATCGAAACACTTGAAATGTTTAGTAAATTTAACGCTGTTAAACCTAGCTTATTTAGCGAACTTGAAACTCCTGATAAAGTGATTGAGTTCATGGAAAAGAACGGAGTAAAGCAAGGTAAATGGCTACGACCTCAAGGGGTAGACGCTTGGTTCAAAGAACGAATCATTTGGTTCAAGAATAAATTGAAAGAATAATAATTAATGATAAAAACTTTTTGCTTGACAGCTTAGAGTTTTTTTATTATACTTAATACATCGAGTTAAGAAAAGGAGTTACAACAATGGAATTAAAAGAATGTATCACTTGCGGAAGTAACAGCATTACTAATGGTAAATGTGATTATTGTAGAAATCAATATGAAGTCGTAAGTGAAAATGAATTAATTTACGGTAATTCAAAAGAAGATGATTCATCATTAGATGAGGATATAACTTTTCAAGAAACTAAAACAGGTAAACTAATACTTAAAATCATGATTTATACTTTAGTTTCTATTGTTTGGTTTGCGGTAACTGTATTTATTCCACCATTATTTATAATAACAATTATTTTATTAGTGGTCTATGGCACTTATCACTTGACAATTAAAAGAAAATAGTTTATAATAAGATATAGAATAAAGGAGAACAACAATGGAACAAATCAATCATTGCGAAACATGTATAAACACATTTATTGGTTATAGCGTTTATTTACACAAAGAAAAACATGACTTATTAAAGGAGTTTAAACGTGAATATTGAATCAGTAATTGGTAAAGTTATTATAATAGCGCTAGTCGGAATTGGACTATATGTTTTTTTGCATTAGTTGACCTGATTAGAGCGAAAGGAGACAAATAGATGATAAAGCAAACAACATGTTATTGCTGTGATAAACCAATCGAACCTGAATGGCTTCCAGAAGGAGAATTTATTGTATGTGATGAATGTTCTTCAGACACTGACAAACTTTCGGCTGAAAAACTACAAGAACAGCTTAACACTGCGAAAAATGCACTGACAGACATCATATTTTTTAGCCAATCATGTTATGACTCTGAATATTTTGCTTCTATTGCACAAAAAGCACTCGCAGAGATTATAGGGAATGATGAAAAGTAAATATTTTAATGACGAAAGATACTGCTATTGCTTCGATATACCAACGAGTAATGGTCTAGGAGTTTGCAAAGGTTGCAGAGGGTACACGAACATCTGTTATAGTTGCGATCGCTGTTTACATTGCTGGTATACATCACAGGTTGAGCTATTTACCGAATATAATGAACCTGAATTACTGGAACTTATTGAAAAATGGAATAAATTTTACCAAAATAGTTACACAAATTCATTTAATAGTCAAGAATTTTACGACTGGTCGTTTGAAATGGCCAAAACTATCAAGTGAAATTGTTAAAGATTATATTTAAAGAGATTGATAGCCTGATGAAGAAAAAAGAAAAGGCTGATATCAACGCACAAAAACTTGCTGAAAACGGGAATACAGTTAGAACATCAGCGTATTGGAAATCAGTAGGAAATGCAGAGTTTTACATTAAAGAAATGTATGAAAAGTTGAGTGCTTTAGCAGAAATTGATAGACTTTTTCATTGGTCCGATCGTTTACATCAAGAACAATTAAAATTTGTTAGTAAATATCCAAATGTTATGGAAAAATATAGACAGGCGAACTAAGGAGAACAAAATGAAAGTATATGTTTTAACCGCAGATACGGACGACGGAAGTTGGTGTATAAGAATAGTGCTTTTCGGAGTATTCTCAACCAAAGAGAAAGCTGAAAAACGAGCCAGTGAATTGAAATTAAAATATCATAATATAACTGTCGTGAATATTGATGAAGTTGAAGAAGCGATAAACTTAGGAGAATTTTATAAATGAAAGATATAGTAAAAACTTTAATGATTGTTGCAGGTGTTAGCTTTGCATTTATCGCTATCACTTGGATAGGTATGCTTGCAACGTTGCTTATTGCATGGCTTGGAGGTAACATCTAATGAATTTTAAAGAAAATAAGCATTATGCCAACAAATACGGTGTGGAACTTAACGAATACTTGAAACATAATTTTAACTACGAAGAACTTGTAGGCTGGTATACAATGCAGGTATTGAAGTATCTAGTAAGAGCTGGAAAGAAAGAGGGTGAGAGCTACGACAAAGACTGTAACAAGGCTCTAGACTATGCCAAAGAACTTGCTAACTTAAGTAACGAGAATGAGCTTACAGAGTATACTACTGACGACATTATGGGCTTTATACAAGAACTTGCTGATGATTTTGAACGCTGGGAAGGAATAAAATGACAGAAAAAATTATTATCTCTAAAGAGTTGAACGAATGGCTAGGAAAACATCAAACACTAGATACTGATAATACACTATATAGTCAACGTTTTGGCAGAGAAATTTTTAATGAATTATTTAAAAAAGTATGGTTTAAAATTAGCGATACAAAGAGTTATGAAGACTTTTTAGCAGTAGTTGGTTTAAGAGGTAACACTAAAGTAGCTCACTTATGGTTATTATTGAACCGTGATAAATGGGAAGTAGCAAAAGATGAGTTGTTCTATATCTGTATTCCTGAACCTGAAGGATATAGTGGCTATTTATCAAAATATAATGGGCTAGAGTTTTTAGATGAATTAGATAAAGACAAACACCACGAATGGACTCAAGAAGAAATTGATGAACATGAAGTAGCTAAACATTTACAACATTTTAAAAAGAAAGTAGAAAAATAAAAGTTAAAAGAGTTTATGCTTGACAGCATTGGCTTTTTTTTGATACTATTGTTTTGTAGAAAGGAGGTTAAATAGTGGCAATACAAAAAGCTATAAAGGTAGTAGCTTATAACCCTGTGACGGAAGAAGAGCTACACTTTAGTTGTAAGGCTCAATGTGCTAAGTATTTCGGACTTAAAGCTAATACAGTCATCAGGTGGCTCGATAATGGTATGCCTGTAATTGAACTGCTGACAGACCTAGATAGAAACCAAGTGGAAATTGAAAAGCAAAGTAAGCTAAATGGCTTTGAATTATTTACGATAAATGAATGGAGTGTTTTTGATAATTAATTACGAAGACATGAAAATAGAAAGTTTTGGTGAAAAAATAAATGAAATTATTTAACAGAAAACCTAAGGACAAAATTAAAGTAGCAACAGCATTTACATTAAAAGGATTAACAAAACAAGTAATTCAATTAGAACAAAAAGGGTTTATTAAACAAGGAGAAATCCAAAGTGCTATGTTTGACGGAACGATTATGGCTTATAAGCAAGCAATGATTAAGAAAGCTAGTGAATAATATGTGTAAAAAACGCAAATACACAAAAATGGGCGCTTTATATTCAATAGTGAATGCCCAACATAACAAAAAGAAAGCTGATAAGATACCAGTTAGAGCTTATTATTGTAAGTGGTGCAATTTATATCACTTATCAAGTCAACAAAGATTAAACATAAAGACAGGAGTGATTGGATAGTGAAAGATGAATTCACATACTACACAGTATCTTGGATATTGGAAAAAGAAATTAAAACACGTAAGTTTTATGACAAAAAAGAGGCTTTAAAATGGAATGAATTGCTTCCAGAAGAACAAAGACATGAAGTTAAAAAGCATACAGAAATAATTGAGGTTATAGCATAATGACAAACGAAGAATTATATGAAAGAATCACTAGTGTACTAAAAGAGCAATGTATCGGAATGAATCAACTTGAGTTAAAAATTAAAGATGAGACAGGTACATGGCCTAAGTTACATACAACTGAATCACGCTTGAACCTACCGAATACCGTAGCATTCCCTTATCTCACTATGTTTTTCAATGATGATGAAATGCACGAGCTTACACTTAAAAAGATGGATAATTTAGGAACAGGCGGAGAAGCCATGGACTTACTAGATGAGTTATTATATAGCTTAAAACCAAGTAAAGAATATCTGTACAAGCAACGATTAAAGCGTAAAATGCAAAGGGAGGCAATGAGATAATATTACACAAGTATACAAGTCAGATTAATAGCTCAAAATATCCACAATCAACAGCTAGAAAGATTGCTAATGACTTGAACAAGAAAGACTACTTCAATAATTATATAGTAAGCCTTGAGTTAGGTTCTAAACGATATATTATTGAAAAATTTGAAATAAATGGAATGCAAACATAATTGGATAACATTAGATTGTTGTTGTGGAGGTTTAAGTGCAGTTTGCACAATATGCGAAGAAACTACACATGACTACTTAAGTTATTTGGAAACAGAAAAACTTGAATTAGATGAAGATGAGGACGAGGAATAAATGAAGCGTTACTATGTAGAGGAAGATGACAATGGCAAAGAGATTAAGCGAAAACTTACAACTTTTGCTAATGATGATTTAACACAGCTTTCAGATGATGAACTAGAAACATTATACTATGAGTCATCAGCTCAATTTTTAGCTAAAGCAATGCACTTTATGAAGATCGAGAACGAACTATTTTCAAGAAAGAATGTAATTGTAAGTGATGAAATTCTAATAAATGCTGGCAATAATATTATTGAAGCTATTAATCAGGTAAGCAACTGAAGCGCAAAAATGAGAGTAATTATTTTTATTTTAACAGACGACACAATAAGAAGTATAGCGTTGATTCAATTCGCTCATAAAAGGGCAGATAAGGGCTTTAATGATATTGTGGCACAATTATATGACCAAGAGTTTAAAATGCAAGAGAAAGCGAAATATGAGCATATAAGGCAAGCTAAGGAGAAAGCACTTGAAGAACAACGAATTAGTGAAGAAAAACGAGTTGAAGCTGACAGAATTGCAAGAGAAAACAGTCAGAAATCTGAACAAACTGACGTTAAAGCAACACAAGCAATTAGTGGAGGAGCTAGTGAGCCAAACGAAGCAATTAATGGAACTATTGGAAGTGATTGGTCTAGCGTAAGTCCTGAAATAGCTAGTGAATATTTATCTAACCATACGGGAGTTTCAGCTGATTGGTGGTTAAAAATAGCAATGGCATAAAGTTCAGGTAACCCAATGGCTTTAAATTCTATAGGTTGTTTCGGTCTATATCAAATAAACCAAAGTGTTCACGGCAATTTTCAAAGAGCGATACCTGAACAATATTTGAATAAAGTTATAGAAATATACAATAGTCAAGGGAAGTTGTCAGTATGAATGGGTGGTAATGCTGTTTGCAGTTCAATCATAAAGAACAGACCAATAAAAGGTCATTATGCAAAGAAAATAAATTAAAAAATAGAAAGTAGGATATCTTCATTTACAAAAGAAAACCACCAATTAAGGTGGTCTTTTTTTATTTTGATGTATTAGCTTTACCAAATTCATCATCTAATTCTTGTTGATAAACTAAATCTGTAACATCTGCTACCTTTTGGAATGTTCTTAGTAATCGTACCGTTTTGATCCAGCGAATAGTCACACCGTCTGAAATATAAGCACGTTTAGTATCTACAGTATTAAATAAAATCATTTTCTTTTTTCCTTTTTCTTTGTTTTGCCCTGTAAGGCGCTTGTTTAGTTCTGCGATAAAGTATGAGCGACAACTCTCTACCGTGCCTCCATGTGCTTCTACGGAACGTCTAGGGCATGAAGTAGATGATAACTCTTGATGTAGCTTTACAGTATCATGATTAGGAGTTAGCCCCCATTGTTTCATGTACTTAGCTACGTCATCTAGTACCGCTTGTTCGTTTCTCAAGAACTGGTTTAAATCGCCCTCTGACTGGCACACTTCCCAGCTTGCATAGTTTGCATTACCGTATGAGTTAGCGCAATGCCATGCCATATTAGAGAAGTCAGAAGCCTGCAATCTTCCGTCATTTCCAATATAAACATGAGCAAAGCCATTTTCCGGGTTGTGTGTAGGTAACCAGTTGTTGTAGAAGCCAGCGTTAGCACCGTTTGAGCCTGCGTCGTTGTGGATTACAACCCCAGTAGGATTATGCCCACGAACGCCAGCATTAGTTATATTCATTCTTTTTTATCCTCCGTTTGCTCTTCTTCAACTTCTGGAATATTTACACCATTCTTTTTGACAAGTTTAAGCAAACCAGCAAACATAGGACTAATTTTTGCGATTAAGTAAATAAATTGTCCTACAAAGTACAACAAACCTACGTTAATCACTGTTTCAGCAATATCAGAAGTTGAGGGTGTTTGTGTAAAGTAGAATACTGCATATAAAACCCACAGGGAAAATATTACCGTAAAATCAATCACAAGTCTATGCTTGAAAGGTGGGTTCATTGCTTCTCTATCTTTTACCCATGTAGCAAACAAAATCGCTAAAATCAAGATAGTCATTAATATCATTTTTGTAATCATAAAGGTTACTCTTTCTAATTTTTATAAAGTTTTACAATCATCATTTCGTGTTTTGAACCCCCAGCTAAGCCACTTGCATCACGTTTATCAAAGGTATATTGTTGCCCTTTTTTGAGACCGGAGTAGATAGCCTTTGCAGGCATGGCCAAAGCTTGACTATTATGCCCATTAGTATATCCTGTTGCCTCATAAATCTGAGTTAATCCGGAGGGAGTAGTAATTCCGATTTCCCATTCTCCGCCACCATATCCCCAGCCATGATAAAAGAGTTCAACTTCTGCAGTACAGTCCCAAGGTGCAGTAAATGTGACTGTATTTCCACCACCTTTATTTGCAAAAAAGGCGACATAAGAATCGGCAAAACCTTTCATTTCCAAGCTATTTGTGATAACTTTATCTAAATACGTTACATTATCAGGTGTTTTAGTATTTATTACTCCTGTTCCGTTAGTCGTTCTAATATCTATCACTACTTTTAGTACACCTGAATTATTATTCAAATCAACATTATTACTGTCGTCTGCGGTTTCTGCTGATAGACTTACAGGGTGTGTTGTTTGACTTAAATCAATATTTGCATGAATATAGTTTACAGAATTAGGCTTTAAAGCTACTGTTTCGTTTGATAGTTCAAAATATCTACCGCCAGCAATAATTGAAGTGTTAGTATATTGCACGTTAAGGGCTATATTTAATGGACTTGACCAGTCTTTTCGCCTAATTGTTCCATAGTCCATTCCTGTCAACATCATGTATAGCTTTCCGTCATTGTTTGAACCGACTGGAAACTCTGTGCCATTTGGACTGAAGAACGTGAAGTTTTTAATTGTCATTTTTAACCTTTCTTGAAATTATCTTTGCTTTATCCAAAACTGGGTTATCAGTAATTGATAATTCTAATAATCTAAATTTTCTACCGCCATAAGGATAACCACCAATTGATACAAATTGACCGACCTCGTACAAGAGCGTGGTTTCGATTCTAAGCGAGTTATCACTATTATAATACACTTTACCAGACAAAAGTTCTAAGTGGTCTTTACGTAGCTCTCTGTACCCTGTGAAGCTATCTATTCTATATTTGTCTCCGTAAGTGGCTACATACTCATATAACATTCGGCTTGTCTCCACTTTCTACAAAAATAAGTCTATCATTGAACTCTGTTTTAACTCTGTCTGCTATGTAACCTGAATATAGTTTACCCTCGTACCAAATATCAACTAAGTCATTAACATATAAAGGCAAAAGTTCGTTTTGATTAAAGATTAATCTTGTAACGATCGTGGAGGGAGAAATTTCAGCCTTAATACTAGACATATCTGGTGGATTTCCGTTTTCATCTCTATCATAAAATAATGTTTTAGATGTCCTAACTTCTGGTAGGTCTGTTCCATCTCCCCCATAAGTGCTATAATCAATTACATCTCCGTTATTTTTAGTTGTGTACATTTTAGGAGGGTCTGTATAGTCGTCTGTAGTCTTATTTTTAACGAATACAATAGCAAAATTATAAGCTGAACGTTCTACTATTGTTTCTGTATCTACTGACACGCTTTGCTTAATATCTACTCTTGTCGTGATTCTATTTCTATTCCAGTTTCTTGAGGCAAAGTTAATAAATAACAAATTTCTAGGGTCTGCTACAGATGATGAATGTTGAATAGTCGTAGTTGGTTGGAATTGAACCTTGGAAAATATCCTTTTAGCTACATTGGTAGCACTTGAAGTTTCAGCCTTTCGATTAATCGTAGCCCTTCCAGCAAAGATAGTTGAATTAAAGAAGTAACCATAACTCATTAAATTATTTTTATTAGGGTCAATTAAATAATCAATGATAGCAAAGTTTGTTGTTTTAGTTATTGCGTTTGGTACATCAAGACTTTCAATCATTGCCCAAAAATAGTTTTTTAATGTAGCTTTATTGCTTTCGTCTACATCTGTTACAAGATAAACCATATCCAAGTTTAGTTTTTTATTTTGACCTAGGGCCTCCTCGATTGGAACAACTTCAGGAAAAAGAATTTGAACGATATCGCCAACTTCTACCGAAACGGTCAAAGTAGCTGACGAGGTATAAAGGTAACCAGTTTCCCATAATTCATAATTAATAACTTGACATCTTGCTTTTGGAGTGGGTAAACCTCTCTGGGCTTTTTGACCATTAGGAAGGTTAAAGTCGAATATATTGTAGTAATTCGGATTAAAGTTATCATAAACATTTGCTTCTAACATTAAACAAAGTCCGCCTTTCTTTTAACTTTAAACTCTGCTTTACTTAAATTAATTAACTCCATTTGGCCTTGTTCAATTATACGAGTTCTGTATCGTTCAAAGTCCATTACAGGGAATAAATTTAGAGCAGTTATCCCCTTCCAACCTTGATAAGTTTCATCATTTACATCTGTATTTATTAAAATATAGTCTTGTAATTCTTCCGTCTTGAATACAATTGCAGTATATTCATTTCCAATATCGTCTAAAAATCTAACTCCAGTAGGTGTTTTAGGAAGTTTCGGATATAATATCCCCATAAAACTAAATATTTCGTCTTTTATATCCCAACGACTTAAACGGTCTATGTTTGTTTCTCCATAATAAGTGTAAGAAGTTCCTTTGACATACTTATAGTCTCCTGGTGCTATTCCACCATAAATTTTAGACTTTCCAGAAACAACTTTACCATTTTGAATCATATCAAAAGTTAGATTTTCGTAAGTGTACCACTTTGTGATTATATCAAAAGTTATCTTTTCGCTAAAAGTTCCGTTTTTGCCATAACCCTCTGTCTTTGTGACATTTGCTAAAGCTAAATCAGCATAAACCTGAAAAATTTCTGTTTGGTATTCAAGTGTAACGAATTTTTGGTTAAGAATATCATTTACGAAGTCTTTCATTAATTGATAATTTTCTGCCAAACTTTCTCCAAACGTTTCTAGCTTAAACTCTATTTGAGGCTGGGTAATTGAGCGAGTTCCCATTACTCCAATACCATTGCTTTGCCAAATGTTATTAGTTGATTGTAACCCTAAATTAGAGGGCTGGTAAAATCTAACTTTTCCATCTGTAACGTCCCAAACTTTGTCGTCCGTTCCGTCTAAATTGGTATGTATTTTATACTGTCTTACCATTAAGCCCTCCCTAGGTCAAATTCTCTTCTGATTGCTCGTGCTAAGTTAGAAACATCTTGACCAGCACCACCTTGCACGTGGAATGTATTATAAGTTCTGTTGTCGCTTGATACGCTATTTGTACTTAAACCGTAACCACTAGAAGCCATGTTAACTTCTGGTAAACTCACTACCATAGAACCTTTGAACAATCCGCCTAACTTTCCTGCGATACCATTGACGGCTTTTGATATTCCATTAATAGTTCCGGTTACTCCGCCAAGTACACTGTCTATAGTATCTTTGATTCCTCCAAATATACCACTAAAGAAGCTACCAAGTCCCTTAAAAACTCCAGTTATTGCGTTATAAGCATTAGAAGCGAACCCACCAAAAGCGCTGAACACTCCACTTACTGCGTTTTTTGCACCATTGAACACTCCGCTAAAGAAGCTACCGACTCCGCTAAATACACCTGAAATTATTGACCAAGCGTTAGAAGCGAACCCGCCTATGGCACTAAACACTCCACCAACGACACCACGAACCGAATTAAATATGCCACTAAAGAAGCCTGAAACTGCACTCCATATTGACTGAACAACTATCCAAGAGCTAGAAGCAAAACTTCCAATTGCGCTGAATACTGATGACACGATACCTCTTACAGCGTTGAATATTCCACCAAAGAAGCCAGCTACTGCATTCCATACTCCGACTAGTACATTCCAAGCTGAAACAGCAAAGCTACCAATTGCGCTGAATACTGTTGAAACTACTGAACTAACAGCATTAAATATTCCACCAAAGAAACCTGATATACCTTGCCATGCGCCAATAACTAATTGATAAGCACCACGAATTATAGCCAATATAAGTTGGAATGCCAAGTTAATTATCGAACCGATTAGATTAAATATAGATTGATAAAAACTAATTAAAGGTTGGAAAGTTGTAACAAACCAGTTATAGGCACCTGTCACTAAAGAAGCAATAGTTGTAAATACAGTTGTAACTATATTCACTATTCCATTCCATAGCCCTGTGAAAAAACCTGTAACCCCAGCCCATGCTGTTTGAATTCCAGTAACAACAGTTGTCCATAAGGTAGTAAAGAATGTTATTATTCCGTTCCAAATATTTTGAATACCTTGCACAACTCCGCTGAACCAATCAACTAAGCCTTGCCAAATGCCTTTAGCTCCGTCAACTGCTCCATTCCATATATCAGCAAACCATTGACCGATACCGCTAAAGAATGTAACTATACCGTCCCATGAGCTCTTTAAGAAGTCCACAAAGCTAGACCAAGCCTTTTTACCTGTTTCGGTTTGAGTAAAGAAATAAACTAAACCAGCAACAATGGCAGCGATCGCTATACCAAGAGCCACGAATGGATTTATAGCCATAATAGCATTGAAAGCACCTTGTATAATTGTTCCAGCTTTAACAATCTTATTATATATCTCGAAAGCCTTAATGATTCCATTAATAACTTTCAAAGCAACGAATGCACTAGCAAGAACTACTAAAGTTCCTTTTAAAGTATCCATTGCGCTTTTACTTTCACTAATTTTTTTCAGAAAATCAGCTATTTTTTTCGTAACTTCTGAAAATTTACCAGCAAATACAGCTATGCTCTTTGCTACGTTATCTATACTTGTTGCGTTTTTCGTTGTTTCTTTATTTATTCCGAGAAATGAATTGATAACATTCGCTATAATAGAAACTATGGAATCAAATGCACTTTTTATGTTATCCCAAGCCTCTAAAAAGGCTAAAGTGGCTGCATTTTCTTGAAGTTTTTGAAACAAGTCTTGGAAATACTTAACTACATTTGATACAGATTTACCAGCACTTTCGCCCCAGTCAGACATCTGGTCTATTAAGCTACTAATGATAGGTGTTAAAGCGTTCAAAGTAGGCACTAAAGCAATTGACATTGTTTCATTGAAACTGTCCCACGCGTCCCCAATAGTTTTGACTCCACCGCCCGAACCTTTAGCCATTTTGTCCATAGCCTTGTCGAGCATACCCATTGAAACAGCGCCTTCTGAAACAGCGTCATTAAAAGAACCGTATTGCTGTAATGAGGGGTTCATTTTCATAATAGTGTCTTTTAAAGAAGAACCAAGGGCTGTGTTATTATCAGTTAATTGTCCAATATTTTCAGCAGTAACCTTGCCGGCTGCCGACATTTGACCATAAGACTGAACCACACCTTTAAGGTTTTCGCCAGTACCACCAAATGCTTGGTTAGCTTTTACTAATGCTTCTGTTTTACCGACCGCTTTTTTAGCAGTATCGCCTAAACCAATGAACGTTGTTGAAAGTTTTAAAGTATCTTCGGTATTTGCATTTGTATCTTTAGCAAGATTCTGCATAGATTTGCTTACATAGTCAAAGTCTTGTCCATTGCCTTTGAACTTCATTGTATTTTGCAATGAAATCATGGCTTTTTGAGTATCCATTGCGTCAGATACCCAGCCTTTTAAGCCATTACCGACAGCACTAACAGCACTTGAACCGATTTGCCTGAATACACCTACCGCAATCTCTCTAAGACCGCTAAAGCGTGACTTCATGCCCTCAATTCCGCTATTTACACCCTTAGTATCCATTTTAGCTTCAATGTTCCAAGAGCCTGAACTAATAGCACCCTCGACTTGCTTAATTTCGCTCTCTAGCCTGTTAGCTTGTGTTTCTGCTGTGCCTAAGTCTCTAGTAAGTTGTAACCATTTCTTTTGACCTGCTGGTGAGCTTTTATCAACCGTAGAAAGTTCTTCTTTTAATTTTGTTGCTTTGTCACGTGACAAGCCCAACTGCGTTTGTAAATTCTTCTGCAATTGCGCCATTTTACCGGTATTTGTGGGGTCAAGTTTTAGAGCTTCACGTAAGTTTTTAGCTTCTCCTCTAAGCCCTGACATTGCGGTATTAACTCCTTTAAGTGAGTTCTCGAATTTCGTTGTATTACCGTATATCTCGACCTCAAATGTTGCATTACTTGCCATTACATACCCTTTCTTTTACTCCTTTTCTCTTTTTCTTTTTCCTCTTTCTTCTTCTCTGCAATAAGTTCAATTATTTTATAAACAAGTTCTAATTCCATTTCCATGAACTGTGTTATATCAATCTCATTATTGCCTAAAACAGTCAAAAGTTCTAAAGTTTTATTTTCCTTTACAGTATCTTTCTTTTTCTTAATCAATGAACTAGAAGAAAAGAAGACCATATCGTCTTCCGTTTCCTCTTTTTCTTTAATAAAAACAGTCTTACAGAAGATATTTATTAACTCGTTAGTTGTAGGAAGCTCTGTTTTGTCGTATAATGCGTTTTGCAGTCCTCCGTTACAATCTACCCAAAGTATCAACAACTTGTCTGTAAAGCTCTCCATTTGCTCTGTAAAGTCATCAGGAATATATCCAGCGGAAAAAGAATTTTGTAAGTCTGCAAAGTCTTTTAAATCTGTAATAAAGTCTGAACCAGTTAGCTCTAAATATTTAATAGCATGTTTTAAAATCATTTACAGTCCTTTCAGCTCATTAAATTTCTTTCTGCCACAGTTCGACCAGTTCTTTAAGTCCTTTACCGGCAGTATCGAACTCAAAGCTAGAACGGAAGTCAGAGAAGTCACTTTTAGCTTTTACAATGTTATCTTGAAAAAGAGCCAAGTATAGACCATATTGAACGAACTCCATTAGGTCAGTAATTTCTCCGTCTTCTTTTTTAAGCTCTGTATCCATTGCCTTTTGTTGCTGGAAAAGGTCTTTACCTGTAATTATTTTAAACTTACGTGCTGTGCTTAATTGTTTTGCCATTTTGTTTTATATCCCTTTACTTAGTTATTTTTTTAGGTTGTTGCGCTTGTAGTCTTATGAATGGTCAGTTACTGAAACTCCTGCGGTAACATCTTCATAACTATCAGCGGAGAACGTTACGATATAGACACCGGGCGCAAGGTGTCCATTTGTTGCTACTTTTCCATGTGCGTCCTTAATCACTGATGTTACTTTTATAGTTCCAGCCTTAGAATCTTTCAAAGTGTCAGGCACTACGATTGTTCCGTCATTATTACCCTTTGTAGCAGTAGTTGCATTAGGAATAACAGGAGCTACAAGTGTAATTGCACCAGCTAGAACTGTATCAGGTTGCATGATGAACAGTCCACTTTCCATTTTGTTTGCGAAGTCTTTTGCTTGGTCTCCCCAAATTTCATACTCAATAGCAGGTACTTTTTTATCTCCATTCAAATAAATATCTGAATCAGTTGCTTGAACTGCCAAAGTCCATTGGATAGGGTCTACACCGTCTACTGAATCTGTTTCTGATTCTTTTGTTGCTTCTGCTGTTGGTGTCAAATGAGGATAAACAACTACACGGTAACCGTCAACAAATTCTCCTGTAACTTTATCACGCTTGCGCCCTTTAATAAGGTACTGAACACATTTCGTTTTCCAATTACCAGTAGGAGACCAACCCAAACCATTTGCTGTTCTTTGTTGACCTAAAATGTCTTCTTTAAGCGCTTGGTCTGTTTGAATAAATACCATTTCGCCTTGAAGCAAGGTAGCACCTTTTTTTACTCCATGGTCTGGTACATCATCAGCTGGATAGCTGTTAGTTTCCGCTTGGTCTTCCATTGAGCTAACTGATACTAAACCAGTTACAATTTTATGGTTAGTGAACTCTGGTTTTCCGCTACTTCCCTTAGCCATATCAGCTACGATTAGAGCTTCATTACCAAAGAAAATCTCACGTGAGTTATAATCTAATTTCATCTTTTATTTTCCTTTTTGTTTTTTATTTTTAGTTAAACATCAAAATCGGTAATTATTTTGTCTGCAATCTGTTGCACTCTATCCTCATAGAGCATTAATTGAATAGTGGTCTCGTGAATTAAACTATATTACCAATTGAATCAACCCAACTATTCCCATTGAATGTTAGTTTCTTGTTCAAATCTGTTCTAAAGAATTCTTGTAAATATTCCGGATTAGATGGATTAACCGTGCCAGAAATTGCCGAACTAATTTTTTTAGTTTTAATGTTGCGTCCACTGCCAGACTGCCAAAAGTGATTAATTCCAGCCCCCGAACCTTGAATATTAAAATCAAACGTCCCTTTCCAACCGCCAGGAGTTAACTCTTTGGCGAATGGATTAGTATCACCAGAAGGATCATTGGGGAACACTCCTGGATCAAGTCGCTCGATTGAAAAGTCAATTGATGTGATTAATCCAGTACCCTTAAATACTGGCAAATGCGTGTTGCCTTCGTCAGCATTATTAATCAATGTTAACGGCTTATCAGCATTGCCGGAGAATTTATAGCCAATCACAGAGCGTGATACTGTTGAATTCTTAACAATCAAATGCTCAGCTCGTGCGATGATGATACCTGTACCAAGACCACCAACATTCACCGTGTCCATTCCAATTCGTGCCATCTCATCGTTTGCGCCACCGACAGAGATGATGCCGATTGAATTAATATCAGGGGTAACTGGCTTATAGCGATTGAAGCGATCAGTGAAATAACTTTCGGAATAGACACCAACTTGTTCGATGTACATTGATCCGAAGTTTTGACCATTAATTCCAACCATCTGCCGTTGGGAGGTGTACAATTTCAGATAGAAATTCTTGAAATTAACATTATTAGCAAATCCTTGCCAAACACCGATTGGAAGTGTAGTGCCGTCGCCAGCAAACACATTGTAGTCGCCAGTCGTTGGCAAACTGTCGAACGCTGTCTTAGTAACATGAATGGTGACCCCATATTCTGAAAGGAAGCTCTTGTTTTCAGTTGAGCCTTCAAAGTTGATGGTTCGTGCATAGCCATTGTTAGGGAAATAAATAGCAGTTTTTGTGTCGCCAAATGCATCTATGTTGTAATCTCCATCAAATAATTTAATAGTTCCACCATATACCAAGGATGTAATTGCTTGATTAATCACGTCTTGGTCATTCGCACCGGTCGCCACATAGTCAGCTCTTGACTTATCCAGCGCCGATGAGTTTGAGGCAGCGACCGTAACAATGGTGTCTAACATTGGTGTAACTTTGGGGTAGACATCATGGATTGAGCCGTCATCAAAACTATTTGTAACATACAAGAAACCGGCATCACTTGGTACTTGCAATGTGGCATATTCGCCAACACTTAACTTCTTGATGCCCTTATAACTGGTCGCAAAGTCAGCAAGATCACCAGAATTTCCAGTTGCAGTTTTCAAAAAAGTGTAAGATGACGAATTTAACGCGTTTGACATGATTTTCACAGCTTTCCCAACATCTGAAATTGGAATAAGCACTGCGCTTGAATTGTTTACTTTCACCCATCTACCCGTTGTTGAAGAAATTAGCAATGGGACATGCTGATAGTCTTTTGATTTTAGTAATTTTTTGTTACCATAACTTTTCACAAAATTATCATTAATATTTTTAGCATTTTTTTGAACTGAAGAATTAGCTTTAAATAGCGTCACATTTTGGTTAGTTTCAAGTCGACTCGTAACTCTGAATGTAGTGGCTGAAACAGGAACGTCAATCGTTTGATAGCCCTCAAACTTTTCTAACTGTCCGGTACCGGGAATGAATGCCCCACTGCCGTTATAAAATGCGTATCCATAGTTCGATCCAAAACTTTCTGAGTAAAAAGTCAATTTTTCAGCCCCGTTTGAAACATCCACCGTGTAATAGACGACACCTTCCGTTGTTGTAATTGTTCCATTGAATGGGTTAATAGCCCCAGTAGTTTTAGATGGAGTGAAGATCCGAATTCCATCAACATCTAAATCAATCGCAGTGGCTTGATATGTACCTCCTGGTGCCCAAATTGTACCATTCCAGTAGTACCAATTTCCAGGAGTGTATCCAGGTTCAGTACCAGTATAAACATAACTTTTGGTTTTATCGGTCATACTAGAAACTAGAGAAACTTCCTTTGGTACGCCACTCGAAAGAGCGGATACTTTATTTTCAAGCGTTGAAATTTCAATACCTTGACTGTTAACGGTATTTCGTAAGTTAGTCACATCAGCTAAATTTGCTTTACGCTCAATATTGCTCGTATTTGAATCAGTTTTAATATGTAAATCATTCAACTCACTACGCATTACTTGTGGCATATTTTCCAATAATAATTTTGTAAAATCATCAATATTATTATTTACTTCTTGAGCTAAATCAGAAACTGTCGAATTATCTGATATAAACGTAAGGTTCTTGCTGACGATAACCTGCTCTTTATCTTCATTGAGAAGTATTAAGTTCGCTTCAATAACTCCAGTTTCTGTCATTTCGGTAGGAATTACTAAAATAAACTCTCCCTTAGTTAAGTTTTCAGGAGGAATCATAACAAAACCTGAATTACTGCTATTAGTATATTGATATGTAAGTTTTAATGAATGACCAGTCAAATCAATTTCGCCTCCATTATCAATTATTTTAACTGACAATGTTCTAGCGTTGACGTCGCCTTGCATTATTTGAATTGGTTGTGGGAAGTCTTTATTGACCGTATCCCATATAATCGTTCTATTTTTAAAATTATCTAAACTCATTAAAAAATACCGTTATTGTTAATTTCAATCAAATGTAATTAATTCACTTTCTACTTTTATAATTTCATTGAATTAGCATAATTAGCGCCTTTTTTCAATGTTGTTTTAACGTCTTGCATACCTTTTTTTTCAACCAAGAAATACATACCATGATAACCACTAGTATAATTAGCTCTAGTCCCTGCGTTTACTACTACTTTATCGCCTTTTTTAACTTGTTTTAAGTTACTTGACAATTGGCCTGTATTTTGATATCTAGCATAAGTATAGGTATGACCGTGGCTTCTGATTAATCTAGTTCTTCGGCTTGCGCTGTTTGCTTTCACCTTAAACTCTGCTTCAAACCAATCGCCCATGCGTTCCGTGACTTTAGTTTGCATTTCTTTAGCTATGCTTGATGTATTAAGTAAATTTACTGCCATGCTTGACCACCTGCACCACAAGGTAAATAAACAGTTCCAGTATAATTGTACAAGTGGCTATTCTCTGACCAGTTTGTCATATTCCAACCGTTTTGTAAAACATTTCCGACTAATCCGACAAGTTCATCGTCAACATCTTTAACAGACAAAACAACTTGATAATAATAACCCATGACAAAGCTCGTATTATCCATTTTAATGACCTTTGAGTCACTAAGTGATAAATATACCGTCTTGTCCTCTATCGTGTCCTTAACACCTAAAATAACGTCATTTAAAGGCATTCTAAGTAAATTGTTGTACCAATCTATATAAGAATCAAATTCGTTCATAGTCCGTTACTTACGACCCCCTCTAAAATCATCTTGTTATTCTTAGGGTTTCTTTCCCATGTTGTACGTTTGAAAGTTTCGCCTTTTTCGTCTAAGAAATAGTTGAAAATCAAGTCTTCCATTTCTCCGATTCCGTTAAGCTCATACCGTACATTTTTACCTAGTCCAATCATAGAAAACTCATCAAGTCTTGACTGATTAATTCTCTGTTTAACTGCTGGTAAAACGATAGGCTTTATAACATTAGCTTCTGCACCGTTCTTCTTCTTAACAGTCGTTTCTACCTGTAATGTAACTTGTGAGAATATCATCAAATACCTCCATAATACATTAACTCTTGCAAAGAAGCCAGACGTTTCATTTCAGCATTTCGCCATTGTTCTGCTGGTTCATCAACAATATTAAGCCGACAATAACAAGAAATAAAGTCTTTCACTAATACACTTGTTTCGTCAGCTTTAATACCATTTTTTTCTAGCAATTTAATAGCTATTGAACGGAATAAGATAAGTTTACTATCATAAGCTGTTACTAAAATCGGAATACCACAATAGACCTTGATATAATCTATCATTTACTTCCTCCGTTTTATTCTTATGATACTGTAATTACTGCACCAGCATTATAAGTTTCAACATGTCCGCTTGTTAGTGTTTCAACCAAAATCATGTTGCTATTAGTTTTCCATTCAAATGCGTCAACTTTTGTAATGTCTTGCATATCAATATGATATTTTTGGTCTACTAATACAGTAGGTTTAACAGCCTTTGAACCTGTGTAGACAATAATTTCATCTACTCCAACTTCAGAAGCAATTTCAGTATCGTCATTTTTAATACGAACGTGAGCGTTAGCGGTCGCTTGACGTAACTCATCTAACAAGGCTTTACGTTCTTCTGCTCTAACAATCAAATAACGACGACCAGCAGTAGGACGAACAAAGTCAACAGCTTCTTCAATAGCGTTAGCAAATGGAGTTGTTCCTGCTGATTTAGCTTTTGTAGTAATCTTTTTGATTTTTTTTGCGTCTGCTTCTTTGTCAATTGATTTAAAACCATTTGAACCGTCTCCTTCAACAAGCGCAAGGTCAACAATTTTATTAACAATAGCTTGTGTAAGTTCCGCTACAATCAAGTTGTAAAGTTCAGAATATGACATTTGAAGTCGTTTAACACGTTCAGCAAGTGATTGCAATTTATAAACCATTACAGGTTCAAGAGTATCAATAGTAAGTGTTGCAGCCTGCTCTGTTTTTGTTTGTCCGTCTTTGTGGACTTGTGCTTCATTAGCTGAATCAAATGAGCGTGATACGAGCAAAGCACCGACATTTGTAACGTGGAAAACTTTGAATACTGGGTTAGTATTTAACAAAGCTGTGTTGATTGACTCAACCAATTTGCGTGGAAGTTGGAAATTCGTATCTGTGATAGTTACACCATTTTCAGCAAGTTTTGCGTTCCAAGCGTTTTTAATTTCTGATTTTCCAGCGTTCTTTTTCAATACATCAAAAAATTCTGTTACAGCGTTTTGTGATTCAATAAAGTTTGTCATTTTAGCTTTTCCTTTTAGTTTTTCTTCCTGTGCGTTAAGTTCGTTCTCAATTTTGATAATTTCAATTGAATTTTCTGAAAGTGTTTTTTCTAATTCTTGTACTTTTGGCAAATCTTCGATTGCATTTTTTACTTCAAAACCTTTAATTTGAGATTTTAAAGATACGTTATTTTCTTTAAGTTCTGCTAAGCGGTTTTGTTTTTCAATTAAATCAGGTTTATTCATATTTCTTTTTAATATCCTCAATTTCTTTCAAAGCGTTACGGCTTTCAATAATTTTGTTGCGTTCTTCTGTAAGTTCTTCGCCTAAGGCATTTTGAATAAATTTTGCGTTAGGGTCTGCTGGTACTGAAACAAGAGAAATCTCTTTAAACTGTGCTTTATTTACGACTAGAGCGTCATTTTCATTAAACTCATAATCTGTAATGTAATAGGCAATTGATAGTGAATCAAACGCTCCATTTTCAACAGCCTTATTAATGTTTGGTGCATTGTCATAAAGCGTAAAGTCAGTAAGGTATTTATTAGAAGCCAAATCATAATAGACTTTTGCGTCCCCAATGACTTCACTAGATCCTGAACCATGTTCATATAGCAATGGATATCTTTCTCTAGCAAACTCAATGCAGTTAGGTGTCAAGACAATACCGTTAAGGTTCTCTACACCAACTTCTGAACCAATGCCTTGGAACGACTTAGAACCGTCCTCGTTTTCAGTTACTTTAATTTCAGCACTATTGGTTATTAGTTTCATCTGTGCTTGTTACGTCCTTTCTACTGCCTTGTAGGTCACTTAGATTTTTAACAGCAACTGCGTTAAGGTTAGCTATGTAAACATCTCCACCCTCAATTGGTTGCTCGCCCATTTTAACAAGAAGTTGATTCTGTGTAAAAATAGGACCATTAATATTTTCATGGTACAAGTCAATTAATTCTTTCAAAGTTGCAAACTTGAATAGCTGGTTATCTACGATTATGCGTTCATAATATAAATTACCCTTAACTACTCGTCTGCGGTTAGTTGAAATCAGTTTATAAGTCAGTTCCTTTTCAAGTTGGATCAGTAAAGGAATGATAGTAGAATTATAAAAATAAATTTGCTGTTCTTGTGAAGCTGTACCAAGCAAAATATTTTCATTCATAAAGTAACCTGTCAAAAGTTCCGATTTAATAAGGTCAATTTCATCTTTATTTAAAACAGAATAATCTTTTTTAAGTTCTACAATTTCCGTCTTGTTATCAACTGGTGTCAAACCGTTGTAACTCGAACCCTCTTGCATGTTCTTTATTGTTGCTAGTGCTTTTTCTCGATACTCCTGTGTATTATCAATATCAAGAAAGGCATTAATTTTCAATAAGCCACGCAATTTACCTTGTTCCAGCTTAGTTTGAATACTAGCTAGAGCATTATCTAAAATACTTGTGTCCTCATTGATGTAAAAAGGACTGGTAAGCCTTACTAATTCTTCAGGTTTATATTCTTTTTTATCGTCAGCAAATAGTAAGTCTAATAGCTCGCCTGTGTTATCATCAAATACAGCGTACAGGTCAACATAGGGAGCACGTAGCAACTTTTTAATTACCTTTCGCCAAAAGTCCATGCTATTGCGTTCGCCCTTAGGACTCCAATTGAGGACTTCATCTAAGTCAGATCCTGCCATACTAATCAAAGTATCAGAACCAACATCAGATTTTTTATATTTAACGTGATTAAATTCTACTTTTGTTATTTCGTTAGCAATTTTATTGTGAATGTTAGTCACAAAGGCACTTGTATATTCTACTGCTTCACTTTGCCATGCTGTAACTCTTTGAGTGTCATTATTTAATTTTCCACGTGAAAATGATACCACTTTTCCGAATAAGTTCAATTTTTCCCCTTTCTACCATAAACTTATGCCTTTCCCTCGTTTATACTCGCCCGTTTTCTTGTTATGGCAAGACTTACAAAGGAGTTGTAGGTTATCAGGGTTCAGCGCTATTTTCCAATCATCAAGATTTTCCCAAGTTAGTTCTATAATATGGTCTACTTCGTATTTTTTAGCACCGAATGCGCCACATCTTACGCAAGTCATTTTGTCACGTTGTCTTACATAATCACGGACTGCCAACCATTCTTTTTTATTGTACCAGCCACTTTCTCGGACTGTATCAACGTTATACTTCATCTGACACCGCCATTTCTAATGCCATTGTCAAAGCCACAGTAGGGTCAATTTTATCTTTTTCAAGTTTTTTAGTATACATATAATCCCCGCTTTGTCCGATTTTGACAGCAGTATTATTTAAAGCCCACTGCATGACTTTTTGATTATGGATAAGTTTATTTTCAACTAATTTAGATTTTAATAGCTTAATATAGTCATTCATTGAGAAACCTTGTCGAATAGCTCGTTGGTTATCTCCGTCTTTGTCAAAGAAGTAACGCTCAATCAGACCTTTTAAAATTTCGTATCGTGCTGGGTCATAACCGATCTTTCTAAGTCTGCACCCTGTCTTGGTTCTAAAGTCATTAATATATGGTATTAAGTCATTTACGTTAATATATTCCGTATCAAGTAAGATTAGTTCGCCTCTGTCAACAAATTCAGTCCACAGCTCTTGTTGTTCTGTGTCCAGTTGCTCATATTGAGACCGTACAGAGAAAGTAAGTGTATGACTGTAAGTTTTACCCTCTAACTCACAAACGAACGATACAGCGGTTAAATCGCCAATTAAGGATAGGTCAATTCCTACATAAGTTCTATTTTTATTAAATACAGATAAGTTAAATTCTGTTAGTTTGGTATCTTGCGGAGTGAAGTAGTAAGCTGTGTCCTGCATAGGTAGGCCCATATTAAACGCTAAAAACTTATTCTGTAACGCTGGGTCTCCTTGAGCAAGTTCGTACTCTTCAATAACTCCTGACCACTTAGGAACATTTCCAATAAGTGGTAATGCCATAGTCCAATTCTTTTTATCTTTGACCTGCTCATGATTTTCTAGCATGTAAAGCAATCCGAACGACCTATCATTGTAAAATTCTTCTTCTGATTTGAAACGTTCAACAAGTTTATCATACAATCCGTCGCGTTTAAGTCCGCCAGAAGTGATGTAAATACTTTGCCAGTTATCTTGTTTTTGACGTGAACCTTTATTGACTGATTCTGTTATATCTTCGCCATAGGTATGGACTTCATCAAATATATTAAGTGAACTGTTACCACCTTGCGCCCTCAAAGTATCATTTGTTTGCTTTTTAAAAGTTGTTTTGAAAGACGTAAATTCTAGCCCTTGTTTTGTACTCTTGAAAATCTTATTTTCATTGTATACTCTTAAAGTATCGCTGGCTTCCGTTTGATTCCGAACTTGGTCAAATACGTGTCTAGCCTGTGTATTATCGTATGCAATAACTAGACTTTCTCCGCCATATTGACCGCCTAAAATCATCCAGTTAAGCACGCGCGTTGCCATTAAACTAGACTTACCTGATCCACGGCCTAGATTAAGAAAAATTTCATTGACTAGGTTGACTTGAATGCCTTTTTCATCGACCATATCATAACCAAGCATTAACTCGTACCACCAAACTTGTGGCGGTAATAGTTCAATTTTCATCAGGTTACCAGTAGTCAAATAGAAGTTGTCTTGTATCCATTCAATAGCTTGTGTAACTCTATCATAGCGATAAATATACTTATTGTGAATGCGTATTTGCTTCTGAATAGTCTTGCGAATGTACTTATTAATAATAATGCCGTTTTCTTTGTTGTATTCCAACATTTTATTTAAATAATACATATTATACTTCTTCCAAACTAAAAGGAAAAGTTTTTCCAAATGCGTTATAAATAACTTTGAACTTCTTATGGCATTTGATACACTTCTCTAAGTAACATGGATAATCTCCGCCACTAATTTTTTCTAAAATAGCTAAATTATGTCTACACATGGTCTGCCCTTTCTATTCAAATAATGATTGCAAATACTCATCTGAATATGGACACCAATCTTCGTCATCAGTCATTTCTTTTTTAAGTTGTTCCCAGTTTGAAAATAGACCAATAACAGAATCGCTGTCTCCACATGTATCACAATAAACTTCAACTTCTCTTAATTCTTCTTCTGGAGTATCTTCTGGCATTACATAAAGCCCTCCGTCTAAATGACTTTGAATTACCCAATATTGTTTCATTCAAATCCCTCCGGAGCTTTAATTTTTGGTGTTTCATAATTACTTAGTTTATAGTCATCAAGTTCTTCAATTTTAGCTTTAAGGTCATGAGCGCTTGATTCTTCTTGTTGCAATCTACTCCATTCAGTAGGGTTATAAAGTTCAGGGTTTCCAGCCTTAGCAACCATCATTGCTACCAAGCTATCTTTATCAAGTTCTTTTTCTTTAACCTTTACTTTTTCAACGTTTCCGTCAGCGTCATAGATTGTTTCTGTTTCTTTTAGCGTTCTGACTGTCAGTTTGCTCGCTAAGGCACTTTCAGCTAGTTCTAATAGATTTCCCCTAGCAATGCTTTTAGCTTCGTCATACACCTTTATATTGTCATCTCGCCACTTTCTAAAAGTTTTAGCAGAACAATGCAAACTGGTGTAAATTTCTCTATCATTACAGCCTGATTCAATTTTATCAATGATTTGGCTAAAAAGTGGTTCTTCATACATCTTAGGTAAAATTGTGGGTCTGCCACCGTTTTGTGTTTGCATATTGTCCTTTCTTTTAAATGTGGTTATATCGTTTAAAGCCTATATTTTCGTTCCTGTGAGCGTTAAGTTAATTAGACTTGAATTATATCGTAATGATATAAACACGCTCATACGAGCCAAAATATGAGCATATAGCCATATAATTTCCTTTTGATTTGAGATTATTAAGATTTAGCAAGATTTTACTAGATTAAATCAGATTAATTTAGATTAAATCAGCTAAAACTTTTCTTTTTGATTTTTTGGGAGATTTTTAAAGAGG